TCTTAGCATTGATGGTTCTAAGAAGACCAACATTCGCCGTTGGCAATACTCCTGTAACGGCAGCAGATTGGGCCAAATTTATCGCCCCATAAGAAGGGGTACTAGCCCCCATAACCAAAACTTGATATTGAGACCCAGCCGCCAACGTTGATGGAGCCGTTCCGGCACCACCACCAATCATGACTTGGCTAGCTACCAATAATGCCGAACTGCTTAAGGCTGTAGTGCTAGAGAAATAGGGAATACCGCCAGAAATCCCCGTAGTTGTTAATCCTAGGGTCCCAGTAGTAGTTACTGGACTTCCAGTTACGCCAAAAATACTAGTTGCCGGAACGCTCAATGCTACAGATGTAACGGTTCCGCTACCAGCCGATGGGGCTGCCCAAGTACCGTCAGCTCTTAAGAAATTGGTGGTTCCACCACCTGAAGAAGGTACTAGACCCTGTAATGTAGAGGAAAACAGATTCAGCATCGCAGTGACTTGAGTTGCCGTCAAATCAAGTACGTTAGCGGTAGACCCGGTGTTATTGCCCTTTAGTGTATTGGCAGGAACTTGAGCTAGAAACTTATTTCTTACTTGACTCATACTATCCTTTGTTTCGTTAGAAACAGGGGTATCCACCCCCAGCTTCGGTATTTCAACCGGTAAATAGAGATGGGGTTTTTACGCCCCATCTCACTAGTCAACTAATTATTAATACATATATGCGACTTGTAAAACATCTCCAGCAACTAGAGCCGATACTCCGCCCGTAGCCAATCCATTTTGAAACACAATCTTTGCGCCACTCACCGTGTAGTCATAGCTAGCGCCTTCTAATTGATCTCCGGCACCTTGGATTAGAAGATCGGTAGAATTAGCGATTGGTGTATGACTCAAGGTAACGTACTGATTCGTAATGTCGGTACTAGACAGACCAAACGTATCTTTCCCAGGAGTCATTGTAGCAGAAGTAGCTGACCAAGTAGGGATGCCACCTACGACGGTCAGGACCTGACCGGTAGTTCCGATTGGGAGTCTCGCTGCAACGCCAGCGGAAGCCTCGTATTCCATATCGCCGGTAGTCGTCATCGGAGACAGATTGTTAAATGCGGCTGCTGCGGTCGAAGCGTTAGTTCCGCCGTTAGCAATAGGAAGAATTCCGGTAACGCCTGTCGTCAAAGGCAGCGCCGTAGCGTTGGTCAATACGAGAGCGGAAGGAGTTCCTAATGCTGGCGTAACCAAAGTGGGGCTGGTAGACAGAACTACGGTGCTTCCAGTTCCAGTCGTTGTGGCAGCGATCAGAGCAGTTCCGTTTGCAGCTACAACTGGGGCAGTTAGAGTAGTCGAAACCGTTAATGCGGTTCCGCTGTAGGTTCCAGCAAAGCCGTTTGCGCTAGCCATAGTCATTACTACGGCTCCTTGAGAACCGTTAACGAAACTAACACCAGCTGCAGGGGTAGTCAGTACCCATTTAGTTCCATTATAGATAACCAGATCGCCAACTTGAAAGTTGACCATCGACGGATCTGTCAATCCAGCAACAGTTCCGGTATCGGTAGCGCTTACCCAGTACGTGAAGCCAGTTGTGCCTGTTCCATCGACTAGGGTAGGGGTATTGGTATTCGGATTCCAATTACCCTGGAATTCCATGAGGGTAGATGGGAGCTGCGAAAGAGGGACTTTGCCGCTACCATCGAGGGTTGCGACACCGTTAGCGGCGCCAGCAAATGTTAGATCGGCAATAACCAGATCCCTAAAGGTTGGCTGGGCCGCGCTACCTGAAGTTGGACCGGCGAATACCGTATTGGCACTCTGAGCATCTAACGTGAAAGTAAGAGTTCCGGCACCCGTTACTGGAGAACCAGTAATAGCATAGATAGGTGTCGTACTTCCGTCAGCAAGAGCAACTGAAGTTACCGATCCTGTAGCGGGAGTCGCCCACGTAGGAGCTGAGGATCCATTAGAAGTCAGAACTTGTCCAGACGTACCGGCTGCTACCTGAGCTAGTGGGTTGGTGCTGGTTGTTCCGCCAATGACTACTTGGTTTGCCGTAAACGATGAGTCGCCAGTACCGCCGTTAGCTACTGGAAGAATTCCAGAAACTTGGCTAGTAAGACTTACAGAACCTGTAAGTTGGGAAGTCGCAATCGAAAGTCCTGAACCGCCAGTTACGCCAACAGGAAGAATTCCGCTTAGAGCCGCAGCGGAAAGGTTGGTTAGGGCAGATCCATTTACAGCTCCGAAAGTACCGCCGCTTACTTGCGATCCACTAATTGCGAGGCTGGTTGCCGAAGTAAGAGAGTTGGCTGTCGTAAGAGCAGAAAGGGTCGTAAGAGTTGAGTTGGTAGTAGCCGTAATATTAGAAGCTGTGCCGGTCGTATTCTGATTAAGAGTCGGAATATCTGTAGACAGAATGCTTCTAAAACTCGTACCGCCTGCCCCATCAGAAAACAGCGCTTGAGTTGCCGTAGCAGCACCGGAACCGATTTTTCCATGGGCCGCAGACGAACCTGATAGGATCGCTAAATCTGCAATAAATTTCGTTACAATCTGAGACATTGTCGTTCTCCTTAGGTACTATACGTTACGGTTAAATTGTCACCACTAGCTAAAATCCCATTTAGGGCAAATCCGGTCCAAATCAATTGGCTCCCGCTTACATTAAAATCTACGCCATAGAACATGTTCCCGGCGTTTTCTACTAATAAGATTGTGGCGCTCGGCGTAGTTGGCGCGGCTGATAGGGTTACAAACCCATTAGTTATGTCCGTGTTATTTAAGGTAAATAAGTCAACTTTTTGTGTTGACGTCGGCGCTCCTGTAATTTGAGAATAGGGAAGGCTTAGGGCCGAAAGGGTTGTAATGGTTGAATTGCTGGTGGCAGTGATGTTAGTCGCAGTGCCGGTAGTGTTGGCAGTATTATTGGGAATATCGGCAGAAACCAAAAGTCTAAACGCCGGTATTGCCGATCCACCAGAAGTTGGGCCAGCAAATATAGTATTGGGGGCCTGAACAGCAAGGGTTCCCGTCAATGTTCCGCTAGAAGTAATGGGCGATCCAGAAACAGTGAAAATAGAAGGGAGGCTGAGAGCAACACTAGAGACCGCTCCACCACCGCCGCCACCAGGACCCCAGCTTAGGTTTCCGGCTCCATCATTAACCAAAACGTATCCCGAGGCTGCGGCCTGGGCGTCTGGCCAAATGAGGGCATAGGAAGTAGTGATAGCGGATGCGAATTGAGCAACGGTGCCAGATGTTGACCCGGTTAGCTTAATCTCAGATCCGACTGAATTAGGGTTATAGGACATTTTTATTCTCTACCTTCACAAAGGTATAACCCTTAATATGCTTAAGGTTGCCCTTTACCACACTACAAATGTTCCCTGGAGTAGTTTTTATATGTGTCGCAGCTGCCGCCAAAGACTCGAATTCCATATTAAGCTCCGGACTGTATACCCTCACCCTTCTAGCACTGGGCTTTCCCTTATTATAGGAAAATGCGGCTCGAATTTCTGGTTTATCGTAGACGCCTCTCTTCCAAGCCTTTTTTCTAGCAACACCGCCCTTATTCTTGGACTCTTCGGAATGAATTCTTCCGGTCTGAATATCAGACATAGACTTTTTCATTTCTTCGGCTTTTTCTACTCCATATATTTCTTCGTATGTTTTCCCTTTATTTTTCTTATTTTTTTCCGATAGCCATGGAAGTTTTTTACCAAAACAATGATGTGCTGGCCCACTAAGTCCGTGACCGCCGTCTCCTCCTGGGCTTAAATTGTATCCAATACCCCTATTGGTGGAATTATATAGGGCAATATAAAATATCTCTCTATTATTAAGATTTTTCAGACTATCTATATTGTCTTCTATAATTTCCGATTTAAAATTTTCCCATCCATATTTTCTTATTGCTTTATGGATATATTGATTAGATCGACTTCGTTTTGCTTCACTTTTATGCGTAGATAGTCTATCGGATAGGGAATTTTTAGTCTTTCCTACGTAGATCTTACCGTTCAATAAATTGGTCAATTTATATATTAACATATTAAAATATATTCCATTTTGACCCGTCCGAGACGAGCCCGAATTCTTCGTATTGGGTGTTTGTGGTTAGAGAACCAAAACCATCGATCAGATCTCCCCCCGATGCGACTATGTTCATGTAGTTAAAGTCTGGTGAAGTCTTTTTAAAGTAGAACGCATTTCCAGTTACAGTAGACGCTGCCGGTAAGTCAAAATTTACTGTTCCTCCAGAAGTATTGGCCAGCAAAAAACAATCTACAGAAAGAACATTGTAGGTTGTAGGACCATTTTTTGTTGAGATAGCAAAGGGGCCATGAATGGCATCGAATCCACGAGGACCTTGTGGTCCTTCTGGACCTACAGGGCCTATGCCTCCACCACTTCCTCCACCGCCACCGCTGCTAATTCTAATTTCCAATTCATCGCCGACAACTAGGCCGCCGCCCGGCAACGTTAAAATTTGAATTTGATTACTTGGAGCACCTGACGCCCCTACTTCCACATAGACATTGCTCTCCACGTCCATGAATTGGCCGTTCAAGAACACCATCAATACGCCCTTACCAACCGTATAGTACTGGGCAATATTTCCTTCCCTGGAATTGTTGGGAAGAGTAATGAGAGTTCCATTGGCGATTGGACCGTTCAATGAAGTAGGAGGAGTTGCGCCAGAAGCAACTATCTCGATGACTTCATCGTATGAAGGGGAATTCAATGCAGACTCAATATTGCCAATAGCCTCATCTAATTCTTTAATGGCTAATGTAAGGTTGTCGCCATCGTGGATGATGTAGTTTCCGACACCGGTTCCAGATTGAATCGTAAATACAGCGAATGGGGCGCCGACATTAAAATTAGTCGTAGGATTTGCTGTTCCAGCAGAAGTATTGGTTACAATAAGAGACGATAGAGAAAAAGCCGAAAATGTAATTGTAGCGTCGCCAGTACCCGTTGCTTTGGTGAGCGTTCCAGAAGAAGCGCCAGGAATCGCATTGATGGTGGTTATGGCACTTAGGGTTACTGCAGCCGTTAGGGCAATAAGGCTACCATTGACAACTCCGCCAAGGGTATTTGTGATGCTTGCTTGCGCTATGATATTTCCGTTAAAGGTTCCAGCAGTGCCGGAATTGATGGTAGCAGAACTGCCAACTACCCAGTAAACGTTCTGGGCTAAAGCACCACCGGTCAAGGAAATGGTGGCGGCTCCGCCAGCACCAGTCGTTAGTGTTGAGGCAGTTTTGATAACAAAAATGTCAGTTGCTGAACCATTAAGGGTCAATGTTCCTGGTCCCGATTGAGCCAAAGTTGCGGCTCCGGAAGTGAAACTGTAGTAGCCAGCGGTTAGAGTTTGGCCATCAAGGGCGGAGGGAATGGTTGTAGAAGAGTGGGCTGCTAAAGTGGTATAGGCTGAGAGGGCATCGTTCTGAGCAGTATGAGCGGCTGCATTTCCTAAATCAGTGGAGCCTGATACGGTAAAGGCACCAGTAACAGTAGAACCAGGATATTCTCCCAAATCCCCATTGACAATGCTTGTTCCAACACTATTTGTTATTGCTGAGGCAGCTAAAATTCCATAGTTTGATGCCGATGCCAAAAGACTCGATCCGGCAAGGGCAGGTGCCCCGGTTCCGGTAGTGACCAGAGTGGTGGCGCCAGAGGCAGTAGACACTACAGTAAAAGTTTGACCATTGTTGGTGTAAGTGGCCCCAGCGGTAGCATTCGCTGGACTTGTAGTAAAGATGTACTCGCTACTAGCTAGGGAACTAAAATCTCCAGAAGGAGTAGTATCAAGAGCGATATTTAATTTAGCAGAAACTTGTGCGGCAGTATCTGTACTGAGAATATCGACTTCTATGAACGAATTAATATTTGGAATCGATGGAGCTGCGCCGACTCCATCTACTTTAAACCAAACAGCGTATTCTCTAGCATCAGCGGAAGAACTAATGAAAAAGTATTGTCCTGCAGTAATAGTAGATCCGGCACCAATGCCGATGCTCGTGATCTGAGGCAATGATCCTGGATTTAAGGCAGATACGTATTGTGGAGAAGAATCGCTGGCCGACAAAGAACCAATGTATTGCAGGAGTTGCAATGAAGTAGTTCCACTTACTTCTACAGATTGGCCGTTGTCAAGCTCTTCCGCTAAGAATCGGATGTATACCCTTGGAGCGCCGCCATTATCTTCTCGCAAAATGAGCCAAAAGGCGTTTGCAGGAACTTCTGGGCGAGGTGAGATATAAATGTTACGAGTTGTAGAAGGAGTAGGAGATGCCAGATAGCTTCCAAATGCATACTCGGCTTGAGCGCCACCTACACCGGTATCGTCTCCCACTAGCACGTTGGTAGAAAGAGTGACCTGAGAAGGGCTGTCTACTGTTAAAATCTGATAATATCCGGATGTGTTGTCAGAAGCGACCTTGATATAATCGCCCGGTAATAGGCCACCCGTCCAACTAACCGCGCCCACAGAAATGACGGTGGGGGATCCAAAAACAAAAATCAGATTCGGAGCAATCGGTTGCTCACTGATAAAAGTGATATAGGCCACTTCGTCATCTGCGAGCGTAATATCGGTAGAAGAAGGGTTGGCAGCCAAAACATAGGTGAGAGAAGATCCGATAACTCGGATATAAATAGGATCGTCCCAGTTAATTTGACCTGGGGCGGTAATAACGCTAGGGCTATAAAAAGTAATTCCGATTCCCGAACCATTAATGGTTGCGTTCTTTGACATCGTGATGGTATAGGGTCCGCTACCAGTGATGCTAAGAATCGTTGTTCCTGTTTGAATACCGGTACCAAATATGAAGTCCCCGTTGGCTAGTCCTGCAACGGATGGTAGATTGGTGAGCTGATTGCTACCGGATGTAATAACTCCAGTCGTAACCAGAATGGAATCAGAATTAGGCAAGATACCATTGGAAATTTCACCAGCTCCAGTAATGACGGTATTGCCAAGATCTTGGAGAATACTTTGGAGAGAAAGGCCGTTTAATGAGGAAGACCAGGGAGCCCCCAGAATAGCTCCAATTTGGGACATGATGGCGTCCATCCAAGCCTTAAGGGAGTCTAATTGCTTGTCACCACCTACGAATGGGTCTATCGCATCCGAAGTCGTTGTTACGGGAGGTTGGGTTCTACCTGCAGCCCAAGGATACGTGTAGCTTTGATTCGGAGTAAGGCCGCCAGTCTGGAGACTGTAAAGCATCCATCTAGCATCCGTGATGGAGGTTACATTACCATTGCTGTCGGTAGTAACAATCGCAACGGGAAGAACGTTGACGGCCCACACAGAGGTCGTGATGAATACTTTGTATGTGAGAGTTTGAGCAGCGGGGGCAATCGTTTCTATCTCTGAATTGGAGGAGACTTGCCAAATATATTTCGTAACATCTGTAGTTGAATCCGCGAAACGATTGTAATCGATACCCACGTAATTGGTGGAGTTTGCCGTAAAGGAACCGGAGACGTTCGTGTTGGTAGCAGCATTGAGGACCTGATTTGGCGTTCCGATAGGGGTTTGGAAAATAGTACCAGATACAGAAGCGTTAATATTGAGGACTGCGCCTGGATCCACTACCAATTCGAGAGAGTTCGCTGGACTACCAATGGAACCGGCGGTGAGGATGGAAAAGCCACGGATGACGTAGCCTTGGCTCGTTCCCGTGATGATCGAGGTCACCGTTTCGTCAAAGTCATTCCTGACAGCAGATTCGATGCGTCTTATGTCTGACACATCCATTCTCTGCTCGGAAAGCCAATTTCCAGTGCTTAAAATTGCCATAAATACTTGATTCTCTTATACTTTTTTAATCGAGGCGCGCTTAGATCTGGGACCTATAACGCGATGACCATTAAACGTGTCTAGGGCGTAAGTATATCTCTCTCCTAATAAGATTGTGGGTTGGGGTTCATCGGCAAAAACCCATACGTGCTTTTTATGCGATTTGACGGTACTCCATAAGCATGCCTGTCTAATAGTTTGGTGCGTTCCATTTATAGTTCTCGCAGCCTCTAAACACGATCTGAAATGAACTACGGAGCCGTCTACCAATGATTTACCAATTACAGCTCGCGATTGATCGTTGTTTCCTCTACGTACGGCCACTTCTCGTCTACGTTCCATTTCCTCCAAATTGAATTCATCTTTTCTCATCCAAACCCATTTCCCCGTAGAAATAGCCTGTTGGATTCTTCCGCTTGCATGAGAAATAGAAAGGGAGCAGCACTTGCCGATATTTTTTGGATTAAATCCGTCTAATTGAGTATCTTTGCCGCACAGATATTCTTTAATTTCGCCTGTTTTTATAGACATTCCTACGACTGGGATCTTTTGACGTTCTGATATTCTCTTTTTGCCATCTTCGCTCATTTTTACAGGAGTGGCATCGTATCCGCCTTCTTTTATATTGTAAAGTCTATGTTTTTCTTCCTTTAAAACCTGCTTTTCTAAATTTCCTAACTCTTCTATGGAATTGCACTTTTGTCTTATTTTGTACTCAAAGGCCTCTGGCCCATATTTATTATAAGAATTCTGTAGCCAGCGATTTCCGTGTCTGCCCATTCTCAAATCTTTCTTATGCGACCACCACCGATGTTTTACCCTACCTTTGGTGATTCCCACGTATCCCATTCCAGTGATAGTGTTTGTAATTTCATATAATGTCATACAGTTAAGATTATCTCCTTTGCTCAGATATACTATATCATATCTTCTTTACTTTTCCATCAATCTTATGATATGATAGGATCGTGAGGGCATCGATGGGTAAAACCAAATACACTGACACCACTAAATCCAGAGAACAGGAATTGGCTCATGAAAACAAGACTTTAAAAAAAGAGATAGGCCGTCTCAGAAAAATTTTAGCCCGATTGGATCTGGATAAGTTCGGCCAAGTCAAAGAAGCTGTCGATCAGCATTGTCGGCATGAATTTGAAGAAGAAGGCAAGGGCATGCTCGAACGCATGAAAGAGGAGTGGAAATGTACTGCGACTCCCGAATGTAAGGGTTATTTAGAGATCGTTGTGTTCAATAAAGTCAATAATGTCCACTACTTCCGTCGTTGCAATGGGTGTGACCACCGTACCAAATCCCAACGCTACGACGCTAATATCGTTAAGGGTATCCTAAAACGAACCGAATAGTTAGTCCGTTATCCAGTATTTTGAGAAGGGGTTATTGCCAAGTCCTTGGGGATAGTAGTATATTCCAGCAACTGCCTGCATTTCAGGAGCACCATAAGCGCCCTTGAGCCTGTTTAGCCACAAAAGGCCAGCAAGCCAGCACATGAGGCTCACCGGCTTGGTACACTGCCATACGTGCCACGCTAGACGTCTGGAGTCGCTATCTGAGGGATCTGTTCCGATGCAGCTGACCGCAGTGGCAATGGCCGCTATAAGGAAGAAGGGGGCGCAGGCAATTCTGGCTAAAATATCTAGAGGGTTCTTCCAACTGGGAAAAGAAGCGGCCACCATACAGGCCAAAATCTGGGGCTGGCGTATCAAAAAGCTGTCCCAGGACCACATCCCTGGCGAGACATTATTAAGGGCGCCTTTATATTTGAGAACGGACCATAGAAATTGCATTGGGATGGAAGTAATGCCAAGCTGTTTACATCCATTTAAAACGCCGTAGTAGTCATCGACCGACTCTTGAGATTGATTCTGGCCTAAGGGTCTACGGCAAAGCAGTCCCTGGTTCATACAATTGGTTATGTGTTCAAAGAAATAGACCTTATCCTGATCAGTTGATTGGCCCAATTTTTGCAATATGATCTCGAACTCGGAAAGGAACATTCCGCCGTTGTCAGAAGCGCTTAAAGTTCCAGTGGTTACGGGACTGGAGGCCATTAAACCGTTACCGTCGAAGTATGGGGCAAAATCAGATCTTATATTGCTCATATGTTAAAGATTGTCCGGAGTTGACTTATGCCTCGATGAGTGCTAGGATCTATAAATGGAGGTTCAATGACCTATACAGCGATCATTTTAAATGCAGCAAAAGCGGCTAAGGTTTCAGGCTCTCTTCTTCTAGCTATCTGCACCTACGAGACCAACCTAACTAACGTGACTGTCTATCACGATGGAGGCTCTCCTTCATACGGAATTTGCCAAGTTAAATTCGATACGGCCAAAATGCTGGGGTATAGTGGTAGGCCTCAAGATCTTGTAAATCCTATCACAAATGCGAAGTGGGCGGCGCTTTACTTGAAATATCAAGAGGGCCGTTATGGAGCAGATGATTGGTGTCGCCTTACTGCCGCCTATAACAGTGGAACGTACAAGGAAAGCAAAAAGGTTCCGGGAAAACCAAGGAATCTGCTCTATGTCCGTAGAGTTCAAGGAAAGTTAGGCCAAGAACTTCGGGATAAGCTTTCATGCGAGTGGGTTCCATGAAGAAGTCTGGCATAGGGTCTGGTTTAGGCAGTGTGTATAGCGTGAAGGGTGGACAAACTCTAAGCAAGATCCAGAGGCCAAAAAAGGATCTGACCAATAAAATTGAATGAGATATGGTAAATCCCCTTAACAGAAACGGTTTCCTGTACGTTATTTATTTTGGCCTTAGGGACACTCCACAATGTCTCCCCTGTTTTTCTGTCTTCTAGGCGAAGACTTACATAATTACTAGCTGCCAAGTCAGAAAAAAGAGGGCGAAGATTCACGCCCTGAACACCACCCGAATTAGACGTTCTAACAATTTTTGCAGATCCCTTCACAACATTTTGACCGCCGCCTGCAATTTCTTGGGGGTAGGGAGAATTGATCCCATAAATGGAGTATTCTCCAGTATCCACGCTGATATCTACATCCTGAACTACAGGATATATCACGTTATTCACATAAAAACGGGTTCTGCCAGCACTTACGATAAGGGAGTTTTGATTTACTGCCATAAATTATTTAACCTTTATAAAAGTCAATTTCTGTTTCCTTCACGCTATACACACTGCCTAAACCATAAAGCAAAATAAGTTTTCTTTCTTTTAGAATCTTTCTCATCCTTCACGCTATACACACTGCCTAAACCTCTATCGGTTATATTGTTTGTCGCCTTGTAAATTATCATATATATAGTATACTACGGCCCATAGACATATGCAACCTCATTGCATCCAGGCACGGGACTTTGCCAGCCTCCGAGACCCTCGCTTGAGGGATAAAGTACTGTAAAGATTACGGTAACTCCCGCCGCCGCAACAGAATTTATGAGCGCTTCTGCATACACGCGCCCTGAAGCGGTATCGGTGAGATATGGCTGATAATCGCTACCGTCTGTAGGAAGTGTGATGGGGGATTTTTGATACACCAATAAAACCGATTCGCCGATAGCATGGTCTTGCTGGATAAAATATGCGGGCGAAATCAAAATGGTCCCACTTGAGGGCGTTGCGATATAAGGAATTACTTCTTGATCTTCACATCCATAATTGATGACGATATATCCGCTACTATTCGGAAAGTCCGAAGAGTTAGCGACATTAACGATCTGACCCGTTTCGCCATTCACAATACCGGTTAAGGTGGTGCTGCCGTCCCCGATAGTAAAACCCTGGCTCGTGTCATAAATGTAAGGCCCAAGCGAATTTGGGGTAGATGGGCCAGCATCTGGGATGGTTGAGGTAACTTCAAGAGTGATCGTGATGAGATTGTCCGATATTGTATATGTCAATGCGGGAATAGTGGTAGTAAGCGCCGCATAAACCTTATTGGCAACGGTTGCCGCCGAATCGCTGCCATTAACGGTAACTTCGATGCCGGTGAAACCGGCAGGTGCTGGGTCAGTATTGCTTCCGCCGGAAACGTTAAGCCAAACGTAATACATGTACGGGCTTCCCAGATCGTCTATTAGAAAGTATTCCGCCTGTCCTGAAGATAGGATCTGATCTCCAGCTGGCAAAATCATCTGCACCACCGGCAGCTCACTTATTCCATGGAGATGAGCTGAGCCTATGCGAGAACGAGAAATTACTTGAGTTGTGGCTGGAACGAATATCTGAAGAATGTTGGCCTGAGTTTGATAGACAGCGGCATAGTATTGCTTATTCAATATGGTTTCTCGAATAGGAGTATAAAAAAGTACCGCAGTATCAGTTCCTTGAACAACAATTCCGGTACTTCCAGTGGGATTGGAGATTTCAAAATACGCAACGTTTACGGCACCACCTTGAGCCTTAACGATAGTAAATGTTCCTTCGTTATCAGAAGAAGAAAATCCTCCTCCGAAAATATTGACGTATTGTTGTGGTTGAACAATTCCAAGATCTGGGTTGGCACCACCACTCCATGTGTACCTGAGGATTCCGCCTGATTGGATAGAAATGGTCCACTGCGTAGAGAAATTGCCGCTGGATGGGACGGAAGATGGGAACAAAAGAACGTTTTCTGCTCGGCCCCCTAGAACGGTGACTGAAGAAGAGGCTCCAATGGTGTCGCTCAACAATTGTACATAGTTCCCATTACCATCGTTATTCGTAACGGCGCTTCCTGAAACGTTCAAGGCACTTAGTCCTATACAAATGGCGTCTGCTACTTCTTGAGCAAGCGCTGCACCAATATTTGCAAATTGAGCGGCAGAGAAGGTAATGGTGTTGGTCGTCGTACCATCAAAATTTACCAATAGAGTGTCGCCATCTTGCAGAGCATATGGCTCTAAATTTTGAGCATCGCTAGTAGCCTTTACGAACTCATCTCCGAAAATAATATCCAGAATATTATTAATGAGATCTCGAACTTGTTTACGATTTTTTACTTGAATGCCAATTTCTCTAAAGATGCCATCGCTCAAGGCGACAGTTGGATCATTGGAGATCCCGTAGTCTGCAAGTTTAAGGGCTAGGTAGTTACCTTGGGCGGTCACGACATACAAAGAATCGTTCACGGCCTGAGCTGAATTGACTAGGTAAGCGGAGGAAGTTGCAAGGGATCCCAATACGGCGTCACAGTTTGGTCCGTGGATATACGGTGTAAGGTATTTCCTGAGACGTGTGTATTCTGCGGCTTGAGTTGTTACGGCCATGTTACGACCCTATAAGAGCTACGGAAATGTCCGTGTTTAAGTTGACAATGAAGGCCTTTTCACCAACTGATAAATCTATTTCATCATTGCTGATATTGTACTCGGGGCTCGTAATAACAACCGAAGTCACTCCTGGAATTAATCGAACCGTCTCAACGATGCTGCTCAAGTCGATCGATTGACCCAACGGATTGGACTGGATGAGGGAATATACGGAACTTTGAATCTGGGACGTAATTTGAGCGAAAGACACGCCGATATTTGTCCTAATGGCCAATGCGATTTGGATCCTCTTTAATAGGGGCTCTCTAATAAAAATGTTAGTACCTGCAGCAGAAACGCCAGGGTACGTAACTTGGTCTCTCGGATCGCCATATATAACCCTATTGGCTTGCCCAATTAACCCCGTATCGTAATTGTAGGCATCGATCCCGGTCTTAATCGCGGTCGGAAAATTCAATTTGTTAAGTGCAACCATCGATATATTTGCAGATAGGTCAATTTTTTCATACTGGGCCGAAGTATTAAATACTATGTTGTTGAAATTCGCTATTCCTGATTGCGCAACTACGTATGCAACTTGTTTATATCCGGTATATGCCGTACCTTCTTGAACTGAGAAAGAGGAAGAATTCCCGGCCAAACTGGTGGCGACTTGAGAAGAAATGATTCCGGAAACGACAACGGTATTCGGACTCAAAACCTGTAGGATTTTGTATACACCGGCATTTCCTGCTCCAAGCACCGACCCATTGACCACCAGCTTATCTCCAGGAACCGTAGCCTCATACGGAAAGAACTGAATCTGTGGGCGATTTACGGAAAAGGTTACAGAAGAGATGCCGGTTTGTGTCACTGCCGCAGGATTGATAACTGAGAAGAATGATGTTTGTCCAGTCTGAGTAACTGCAAAACTAAAGGCAGACGGCATAGAAACGTCTACTGGTGGGTTGGTAGGAGCGATGATCGTAGCGGTAACCGTTACCACATTTCCAAAAACAGAATGGGTCATAGCAGCCAGTGCTGAAAGTGCCGTATTCGTTTCATTCGCAACAGTCGCAGCATTATCGCTGCCATTGATAGAGACCTCTATCCCTGTGAACCCAACTGGTGCTGGGTCAGTATTGCTTCCGCCTAGGACATTATACCAAACGTAATATTGATTAGCGTTGCCGCCATTATAGATCTCAAAGTAGTTTCCTGGACCAGCTGACGAAAAGGTTGAGGCTGCTGGCATCGTAAGTTGAACGACTTGATGTTGGGATACGCCCGATTCCGTTACTACGAAACTGCCCTGATTAGGTGTCGAAAATCCTGATCCAAATGTGACCACGTCACCTGGCAAAGTTAGGCCTAAAAATGGTGGCGTTCCAGTACCGTTCCAAGTTACTGTCTCGGTTCCACCGGAAACGGTGACATTGAAAACAGTTGTTGCGTCAAAGCCAACTGGAATGTTATTGGCCGTACAAGTCACTTCTTCTTCAACAACATTTGGATTTTCATACCATACGCTATCATTGAATCTACGGATAACTCTGTATTCGCCTTGGTTAAGGGGAGCGAACGGAGAAGATAGGATCATCGTATCCCCTTCAGAAACTGAAGAGTCGGCGGTAAAATCTCCAGCTAAAATGGCCGTTCCATTTTCAACTACTGCTAAGGGATTCGAAATACTAAAAGACAGGCCATTTGGGGCTACGCCGGTCACATAGAAAGTTCCATTATTGCCGAGATTAGTTAAACCGGAAATGGAGATCAGATCTCCAATAGTAAGATCTGCAAAATTGGGACTTCCTGAAGGAACTGGAGCATAAGATGGAACTGTAACTATGGCGGCAGCACTCAGAGTCACAGCGCCAGTCAAGGCTATCAGGCTGCCATTTACCGTACCGCCTAATGTATTGGTGATAGAGTCTTGAGCGACGATATTGCCTTGGAATGTGCATGCAACGCCTGAATTAATGGTGGCGGAAGACCCAATGATCCAATATACGTTGGAGGCCAGCGCTCCCCCAGTTAGGGCTATTGTGGCAACTCCACCGGCTGCCGTCGTTAAGGTCGATGCCGTTATAATAACAAAAACATCGGTTGCAGAGCCATTTAACGTCAAGGTTCCCGGACCAGATTGGGCTAGGGTCGCCGCTCCAGAAGAGAAACTGTAGTAGCCTGCCGTCAAAGTCTGACCATCCAAAGCTGAGGGAATAACAGTGGATGAATGGGTTGATAGGGTCGTATAGGCCGAAAGGGCATCAGACTGAGCGGTTATCGCTGCTGAATTATCCACATTTTCTGTGCCAGAATAGGTTCCAGGGGGGAAACCCGTAATAGAGGTTCCAGGGGAAATGCCTAAATCTCCAATTAGAACGGTGAACCCGGTGCTGGTCACAGCAGAAGCGGCTAAAATGGCATAGCTGGCGGCTGAAGCCAGTAACGTGGCTGGCGGAGGCGAAGGATTGGCCGCTACGGTATAAACTCCATCGGCAGACACATCTACGACCCAACCGCCAATATCATTAAAGTTTACCGAAGAGCCGAATCCTGGAGAGGTTCCTACTCCATCCCAGCTCAAGCAAGCGAGATAACCTTGTTTTTCTATTCTGAAAGTATCGCCTTCTACGTTAATGTTGCTTCTAGGGCCGCCAAAATAAAGCTGGTTAGTCTCTTGATTTAAGAGAGTAATAGTAGATTCTCCTGCAACGGGAGTGTTGCTGAGAACGGTAACACTAGTGTTATTGCCGATTCCGGTATCTTTAGACTGATAGTTTAGCGCTTGTAGTCTGAACCATTGATCGCTGGCCATTGCCTGACTAGCGATGCTATTTGCGGAAACCATCATTTCGTTATTTCCAACCAATCCTCCAGATGTGAGAACTGGTACGGAATATTCATTTCCGCTACCTCCGACGACTTGAACGGATCCTACGGATCCGATGGTATCCGTTGCTAGCTGCAGTCTAGTTCCTCGATCTGCTACTTCTATGGTGCCAACGGTAGTAAATCCAGTTACGGCCAATATGGACCAAAACTCTTGGACTTGCTCCATCGTAGTGGGAATCAGTCTAACTTCATCTCCACTGGTAAAGAAACTGTATCCCGTATCGCTGGAGTAAGTAAGCGGTTCTTTAAGTGTAAATTGTGGGCTTCCAGAAACATTAGAGCTTGCGATCCAATTAATGCCGTCTCTAAGGTAATAAAAGGGGTGCATGAATCCGCTATCTTCGTAGGTACTAAGTACAATGATTCCGGATCCAGTCGTGCCGCCATCGTTGACGATGGTGGACGTAAGGTACTGGCTCAAATTGGCATTTACGTATGTGTTGATTGCGGCAGCGCTGGTAGGAGTGGCGGCGTAAAAGCTAATACCGTTGAGGACGCTCGTGACCACGTTGGTTTGTGCGAATGCCATTCCCGTTGGTGCCTGGACACTAAATTTGGTGGCCGTTGGCGTATATCCTACTGCGGTTGACACCCTAAACGTTCCGGTGTTCTTTACATTAAATCCAGTGGAAGGGAGAATTGTTACGTATTCGCCACCACTCAATGTCAAATTGGGAGCGGTTCCAGTTCCATTGTAGGTATACGTAACCTGATCAATTCCAGCGCTAGGGGTGTTGGAAGCAATCGTAACATTCCATTGGGTGCTAGCTGCAGTAGTTGAAGAAATGGGATTGCCGGATATCAAGCCGATGTTGATGCTAACATTATTTTGACCAGTAATGGTGACAGTCGAGTTAATAGGCTGATTAGCTGAAGTCGGATATACATAAGAAATATTTATATTCTCGCCGCTATTTCCCCAAAGGACCGATCTGTACAGGAGAGCTGTCTGAGCATTTGCACCTTGAAGGACGTATTTAGCCTGCATGAGAGCTTTGTAATTAGCAAAAAAATCTGTGGGCGTAGAAAAATTGGTAGCAAAGTTGGCGGTTGCACCAGCATCCACATCATAGGCGTTGAAACTATAATCATTGGGCGCATAGGTGCTATTTACGATAGCTCTCCTATAGAGAGGCATCGTATAAGTTTCCCCAAGATCATTGTTATCCACAATAGCTACAACGGTATCATTGTACCCAAAATCTAAAGGGTTCGCTACAAAGAATCTGTCGTTTACTCTGAGACGTCTTACATCCGGATACACTGGAAGAATGGTAATCGCCGATCCAGAAAGAGCGGAGATCTGAACGGTTTCATTAGAAGGCTGTTCATCATCAAGAATTGTGCCTGGAACGATGCCATATGGATTCAAGAAACTAACGAGATCATTTGGCCATGTGGATGGGAGCGAAATGGTAGAATCGAAATTAGTCAAAAAGGAATAAGGAGGATTGGCGTAAGAATCTGCGCTGATGGTAGAATGAAAAAACAACGGAAGTTCTGCGGTAACGGCCTTAGTTTCCTGATAGGCGAGCAATGAAACTTGGCTAACACTATTTGTTCCACTAACGAACCCTAGGAGTTGCCCAGACGAATCTACTGCTGATACGGTAATCTGACCAGTCGTACCGAGGGTATTTGTAGTTACAGTAATGTTCGTATTGTCGAACACTGCAAATGTGAGTTCGTCTGTTTGTGCCTGTAATTCTGCCGCAATAACATCTAAGGTCTTAGTTCCAGCCAATACGGTAAATTTCTGAGGAACATTTGCCGTTCTAACAACTACAAATCCCTGAATAAAGGCGGCATTTGTTACTGGAGTAGCTAAGGCGTATTCCGCAACGGTAATTTTTATATCTAGCGTAGAACCGGTTACAGCATGAACTCTTCCCTCTAATCGGTCGGTTGCTGGAATTTCAGCAGACCAAACTATGACGTAATCCCCGGTAAGAACATTAGAAAATGCCGAAGAGGAATTAGCGGTGTATCTTATGACATTTGGAGATATTTTAGAAACAGATAGGGTAGATCCGGTTTGTATTGTAGGTATAATAACGGCATCGGTATCAATAGAAATCCAAACATGGGCATCTGTCGATAAGGTTACGCTACCAGAAGATTCGGTGGCCGCCTCAATATTTGCTTCTGTTACCAGCCAACCTGCGGAAAGAGAGTCTCCTTTGATTAGAGCGTTAATCAATTCGATTTGGGCCGTATTCCTATCTAGGATGTATTGTGATGCAACTCCTGTAGAAGTAAGATCTAAGTTGCTAAGAAAACCTTTCGAAATAAGAGAACTTGGATTAGAAATAGTGTTTACTACAGTTACTTCCGCTCTATCTACTGGGCCTAAATTGCTAGTAATTTCTATGGTAGATCCTACGATAGAGGCGGTGATTCCGGTGATGTTGGCATTGAGAACATTTACCCAAGATTGCAGGCTGTTAGAGTAAGATACGGAAGTATAAGTTCCCTCAGCTACAAACATGGCATTCGTCAAAGTATAGGTAATAGGAAGCGTTCCGTCTACGGATAGACTAATGGTATCTCCAGAAGCGATCGTAGGTGACCATAAACTTTGCTCTTGAGTAAAAATTGAGGCTGTAGACCCATCTTCGGTTAGAAGTTGTCCATTTTTATATAGAATTAGAGTTTGTGCTTTTTGTGAAGGAAATTGCAAAAATGTGTTCGCATCTATAGACAATGAGCTAGCTGGAGTGGTCACTTGGATAGAATTGGTTACTTCATCTTCTGGACGGATGACTACGTAAGTTCCACCGCCAGCAGTAACAGCCTCATAGTTAAGAAGAGTATCGGCATTAATGCTAGCACAAACTTCATAAGCAGTGGCTGAACCCGGATTTGCAAAGTCGGTCGATACAAAAGTGTGAAAGTAAGTAATATTTCCAACAATAACTGTTAGAATTTCTCCACCGGAAAGGTTGAATGGAGAGGTTGCTATCGTTTGCAGGAATGCTTTTGTTACGGAAGTTTGAGTTCCCCCTGTAACTAACTGAAAGAACTTTTCTCCGCCGAGTGCCGAATTGACGATTGATTCAATTGGAACGCCTTGATGTGTTGCTTCATATCCGGTTCCGTCGTCAACGTATACAATCGTGTTAGGTGAAGTATTCAAAATATCGGTGCTTACGATTGTAGCAGAAGAGGTAGGATCTTGAACACCCTGAAGAGCAGATTCAATAGCTGTTACGGTGCCAAGGCCAGTTGAAGCCAAAGCATTTTTAACGCGAATTCTAAGTTGATTATCGGTCTCAATATCTTGTCCGGTAGTAACTGCTAGGGGGTTGGTGACGCTAGCATTTGGAAGCCCAGGAGGGTTACCTGCAAATTGTGAGATAGCTCCCGCTGGAACATTGGCAGCTGAACCGGGAATTAAAGCGGTGATTGGAACATTGGTTACCGTAGTTTCACCATCAAGAATGGTTCCTTGCTGACTGACAGAATATGAAATATTTGGGGTTGTTCCAATTCCAGGGGAGACTACTGTCGTATTAACGGGTACGGTTCTAACTCCACCTTGCGATAGAATAACTGATTCTGAGATGTTATGAAATTTTGTAGTAGGGCTAGAAAGTGTAATCGACCAATACGATCCGATCGGCATTACAGCAGAATAGGGTAATGGCCCTTCGATATTAGGGGTTCCTCGACCCAAATATACAGCGCCAGTTGCTGGGAATTTGGAAGCATCGCTCACATAGATAGTCGTGGAACCAGCAATCGGCGGATTCACGCCAGCATAAATAACGGTGCTAATCTTTTGAAAACTGAGATCTACTACCGTAATGAAGGCGGTGGCTACAACCGCTGGTAAAGGTGGAACTCCATATTCAATGGCAAGATTTTGAAGCGCTGGACCCTGAGCCCTGTCTAAACTATAATCTTTTAGGATCTGAAAAATATCTCCTGAACTGCGTGCAACGAGAAGCGCGACAACTTGAAAAAAGGAAACGTTCGCAGACCCTACGTTTAAGTCGTTAATCCCCAATGATGCCGCGTAGCTAGAGAGGGCCTGACCCAAAATCTGATCATAACTCAAAGGTTGGGGAAGCGAATTGGATGGGGGTTGGGGTGAAATTGCCATAGTATAAGATTGAGGGTTATAGGGCCATTAAAAACTTTAAGGCTATTGCTTCATAACTACCTTATATCATACCTGTAGGTAACTGGAAGGAAACAGGAAAAACGCCCTGCTGACCAGCCAATTGAACGCCTAAGCTAATGCCTACGCTAGGCGGTTGCGCATTAACTTGCAACCCGCTTATACCATCAAATCTTGGGTCTGCTTCTATTAAGTATTCGATTTCATTATATATATCGCCAGCACTCGTATTGCATACCATAGCTCCGGGTCTTACACTTAGCCCAAAGTCGGGGTTCAAAAGAGAAGTACCTAATTGGGTACCAAGTTTGATGGACAAGGCTTGGATAAGATTGGGAATTCCTGCAGCCAATCTAAAATCTCCGCTATTGGTGGTAGCTAAATCTCCTTGGGGGGTAAGCAACCAATCTACCTTCGAGAGACCGACTAGATCCACAGAGGCCACTGATGCCGGTATATTTATCATATCGTCTGGCACAGTAGTTATATTTGATGGAACCCAAATCACATTCTGTGAGTTAACCGTTCCTGGCAAGTATGCCTGGATGTAAGCCTGATTGGCCAGTGTAAATCCAGTATCTAAGTTGGCAAGGCCATCCAATGTCAGCAGGAAACTGGTCTGAGACAATTGAACGATATTGATAAGGGTTCTAGCAGTAGGCGCTTGAGTATTAGCATATAAGTATATGGTCTGTCCGATAAAAAGATCTACATCGCTTCCGATGACGACATTTCTGCCATCCGCATTGGAAAGCAATGGGTACTGGAATCCTATCTCATCGATATAAGGTTCTTGTAAATTATTTAGCGTGGCGATTTCTATCCATAACTGCGGGTCACCCAAATATCTCATGGCGATTTGCTCTATTGTAAGGCCATATGGTACTGGTACTTGAATTTTAGAATTCGGAATAGAAAAGGCAATGTTAGAAGTTGCGGCTAATGCGCTAACATACTCCATATTATTAAGTATCTGATTATTGTCCAAAATATTGGTTGCGGTTAACAGATCGTATGCTTCTAATAAGGCATAGAAAGATTCTAGAATATCAAAGTCGTCTAAATTCATTGGTTGTGTACTGGGTGTAGGAGTTGGAAGATTAAAAAGAGCGCTATAATAGGCATCTCCAGCACCAAAAGAATTGGCCAACTGTGAGCAAAGCGTTTGAATAGTTGCTCTCATCGTCTTGAGATTTGCCACAGTAAAAGCGCTGACAGTATTTATTTCATTCTGAAGCGCAGTTTGTTGAGCACTATTTAGCGTTAAGCTACTAACCGGTACTTGACCAAAAAGAAGAGGGTATTGCAGCGGATTTTTGAATACAACATTTGATGGATTCAGCGTTGCAGATGCCACTGCTGAAGATCCTAATTGACCATTTGCAACTGCTGTGGTAGATAGCCCCTCATTTGTTACTGCCAAAGCTGTGATGGCTGCTAAGGCTGCTACCGTAGTAGGGTCTGTAGAAGCTGGACCAAAAAGGCTTTGCGGCGTTAATGTGGCCAAGAATGTGGAGATGGTGCTTTTAGTATCGCTTACAAGTTGAGCTGGAAGATCTGAAGCGGCAACTGCTATTCCGGCGATCCCTTTTACTAACAATCCTGTCTGTCTAATAATATTCAGAATGTTGTCTACATCGCTTCGTACGGCTCCTATGAGATTGACCGCTGCTGCCGCAGTATTCTGTGCAGCCTGGATGGTATTAAGGATTGTCTGTAAGATGCCAGGGGAGAGCTGAGTGACTTGCAATGGAGCTTGTACTAATTTATCGTTTAGGTCAATTCTTCTCCATGCCTTAAACTGAAGACTAAAATCAATTTCCATTGGCTTGTTTACATTTTCGTTCCAAGTAAAGCCGACTGGTGTCACTACAAATGATTGATTTTGTTTAGGAATATCGAATACCAAGCGCCATCCGGCATTTACTGGATTACGCTTAGCTTCCGCATATTGTTCCAAAAACTGCGTTAGCATTATGGTTTGATAATATCCTGTTCCAAATCCCTTTTCATCATCTTTGGGGCCTCCTGGTCTAATCGTGACTGGCTTGGAGGCATTAGATCCGGTGGTTATGTTGTTGATTATAGAAGTAAATTGAGTTGCCACATTTTGAGCTGCCGCAATAGTTCCGCCGAAAATGGACTGCAGAACGCTAGGAGTTCCCGGAGGATTCACTATAGCTGGCCTACCGGGCCAAACACCGAACGTCCCTTGAACAGAAATATTCTTAAATCGTACGCCCGAATGCTCTTCTAGTATGCCGCGTAACGTAGCGGAAGTATTGATAGAATAGTTATCCGTAATGGAAAGCTGTTGCGGTGTAATTGGCAAAAAGAATTCCCAGGCTAACGACATTTTGCTGAATGCTAAGGTTCCGTTTCCTAAGGGTTCTACGATAACTGGGGAAGGATCTGATCCTTGAACAACTTGTACCGGAGATGTCGATACATCGACAACCACCAGCCTGTAGGGCATTAGCTTGTCCCAGAGTTCTCCTCTAGGCGCCAACGGTTGAAAAAAAGAATTGATTTGAGGTACAACGGGCTTATAACCCAGAGTAGCGGCGGCAGCATCTACTTCAGGAGAGACTGGTTGCCATGGAAGTAGGCCAGAAATAGGGGTAAGACCTGGAGGGGGTGCTACCGCCGATGAACCGATTCCTAAGGCAGACAGGATACTTGCCATATAATTCCTCCCTATTAAGATTGTCCTGTGACCTCAAATGACATATAGACGATTTGGCACTTATGATATAAATAGGAATGAAGTTTTTTAAAATCGCTCTCTACCCTGTTCTTTTGGCCACTTTTGTTTGTTGCACCTTTATCAATATGGGCTATAGGTCAACGCCTCACTATCATGAGGTGGACCCGGAAATTGTTCCATATGTTGACGCGTATCTTTATTTGGCTAATTTACACGGGCTAACCTTCCATCATAAAATAAATGTTGGGTTTAAAGATACTGGTGGCGATGTTAAAACGCCCGACGGTCTGGTCTCAGTTGGTGTGAGCAATCGTGGCCTATGGTTTAGAGAAATCGACATAGATTCGAAATATTGGCGCTATTTTACCAAAACGAGTCAGATGTCACTGGTCTGGCACGAATTGACACATTCGTACTGTGGACGAGGTCACGATTATGGTGACGGTAAGGAATATGGTGAAGATGGCAGAGAGGCTCTCAACGACCCTTCTAAAAGAGGTGGATTTTTTGAAGATAATTGTCCGATATCTTTAATGTTTCCTATCGTAGTATCAGATCTATGTTTTAATCGGCACATGTACCCGTATATCGAAGATATGTTCCAGCGGTGTGAGATCTACTAATGATGACTCCCGAACAAGTCAAAACAATCCAAATGGTTTATCATCGCTTCATAGATAGCGAAACAGAGGATTGGACCAACGTGGATAACGTCCTGGAGCAACTGGAAGGTCTTTCTAAGGAAGAAGTTATTGGCGAATCTGCCATTAAATATATGCAGCACTCAAAAGGCACTTTCAGATGTGAGAATAACCACGACCAACAGTATTGCATGGCCCCACACATTCTAGAGGCTGTAGGGGCTATCTTAATGCTCTATAAGGAAACTGAAAAACTTCATCCCAAGAATGCCTACATCCTACATTACTATTTAGGAATGTCCGAAGTAGGTATTATCTACAACGGTTAGTGCAATCGCATTGGTTGTATGACTAATTGCGACATCAACTTTAAAGCGTGTTTCTTGTCTTTGGGAGAGCCGGTTGCAATTATGCTCATCAAATTCTTCACGGTTCTTTTGTACAGTCTAGCCATTTCTTTCTTGGTAAAAAGAAACGATCCTCCTCTAGACATGAAGTCATTGCCGAATTGCAATATGTAATAATTGCTCTCCATTATGGTTACATCCAATTCCGAATATCCCGCATATGGTTGCTTTTTATTTGCCATAACATTCTCTAAGACGCGACACCACTACCGACGCCTACGCCGGTAATGCCGCATGCTTGTGGTGGGGCTATGTTGATTACGCAGGTACCCGTGATCGTAACCATACCCGTAGAGTGCTGCTCGATTAAGCCCACATAGCTCTCCGCGATAGCCTGAGCTAACCTGGGCCAAAATCTTCCGTGGAAATCTGGGGCGCCCGCGATTATGTCAGCCTGTATGGCTGAAGTGGATAGGCCAGAGAATTGCCCGTCATTGATTAGTCCCGTGCCCATGTAGATTTGGGGATGGACTGACACCAAAGTCCAGGCGGTGACGTAATACGACATGATGGCGTCGTTGATGCCCTGACACAAAGCCAATAAATACTCGCCAGAGTTTCCGGGTCCAGGCAAATAGGGATCGTGCAAGGTTTTCCCGAAATCTTGAATGACATAGTTTCTAATTCTCGTATAGAGATCCTGAACAAACCAAGTCGGGTCGGTGACAATTCCTATACCGGCGCCGACGCCAGCTACTAATGGGACGCCTGCTAGACCGGCATCGGTGGTTGTGAATGAAATGGTTTGTGCTCCATTAATTATGCCGTTGCCTATGGCTTCGCACATTTCTGTATAGTAGTGAGTATTCCTTTGTTGCAAAGGATGGTGGCCTGCGATTGCAGACATTCTGCTATCCACATCGGCGAGGATCAATGCTGCTAGAGCGGACCCACTTACGGCCATTATACGTCTCCAAAAACTGTCTTGCTCGGCAAAAGTGGCAAACCCGTAATCATGTCCACTACACCATATGAGCTATCGCTAGTCAATATACCATTTCCAGGTACCGGCGACTTTATATTCAAATCAATCTCTTTAGAAAGAACTACCGTTTTTCCGGTAGTCGTGAGATTTGTGTTTCCAGAAGTAGTGACGTTCGTATTCCCACCAGTTACAATATTCGTATCTGACTTAGTGGTGATGTTCAACACGCCACTTCTATTAGCGCTGATATCCACGGTGGAGTGGTTAAATTCAAATGATCCGTCGGTCTTGATCTGGAAAACGGTATTTCCTTGGGATGGATTGGTTGGAACGCCGTAACTATCGGTGGCGCCTTTGAAGGTTAAAGATGTAGAGCCATCAGGATTAACCGCAACTGCTACACCGTTATACTCTCCGGCAAGTCTGGGTTGATCGTTCACCAACGTAGTGGGTCGATTGGGATGATTTAGGCCGCCTAGAATTACGCCCTTACCGGTCGTGGCATCTAAGCAAAGTACCAATACGGTAGGTCCATTTTGGCCTTTTGTTAGGGGGATTTGAAAATTGTCCGATTTCGTTTGGGCTCTATAGTTTTTCTCAAAGAAGTCCGCTATGCTACCCAGCGCATCTACAGATAGGCAATTTTTGTACGTTACTGGTGCTACGCTTCTATTACTATCCTGCTCGATAACAACTACATCATATTCGGTTGTAAGCTTGCTTATATTATTAGTGTCATTAATGGAATAGATCTGGGTAATCACCCCGAATCTAAGAGAGGTATTATTGTATGATTTATTCATCCCTCTCATAAAATCTGAAGGATCGCAGGACAACAAGCCATGCGGCATTACGGTTCCATTATCTAGAAAATTGTTGCCGCTCATAATTATGATCCGTTATTGTTGCCGGTATTTTTGGTATTGCTATGAGTCGCGATAACACCGGTTTGTTTGGGTTGTGGTAAAGAATTATTGGGTTGATCTAGTGGCTGATTCGTATCGTCTACTCCAGGTGATCTATAAGGAACATCCTGACTTTCAGAAACTCCAGGTAAAATTTGTGCTCTCTTATAGTCCCATTCTCTTTCGGCATATGCATTCGTGTAGGCCATTTCCGGATAAGAAGTCCCATTGGTTGCATTGCTATAGATGGAGATACCTTGAGATACCTTTATAGTAGTCCTAAAGGTTTTAATGCCATTAGTTGGGTTTATCGAACAATCATGCGTTATCTGTTCTATATGGTAAACAACATCTTCGAATTCTAAATTGTCCCCAATGGCTATTGGATCCATTATACCAGCACATACGAGAGTGCCGCTCATCTTAAGATGTCCTCCAATGAGAGCATCTGCATGGATTTTGGCCCAAAAGGGACTATTAAAACTTGCTCTAGAGGCAGCGGTATCATAAAGATCGAACATGCTGGCAGATATTTTTGGCCTTAATCCGCTTCTTTGTATGTCATTTAAATCAAATCTATAATTGTGATTAGCACTTTCCAAAGTATAATCTGCCCCTAATGCTCCACCCTGAAGCAGCCTAGCGAAAACCTGGACATAATTGATTCTTAAAACTTCATCTCTACCAATATCCTCAGATATGACCATTGCCGGAGCAATTTTCCATCTAGGGACGCTCATGAACATGGTGACCGGAAGATTTGCAGAAGTGATCCCATTATTTACATAAAAATCTTCATTCGTAAATGGGATTTGTCTTAATACAACGGTAGGAATGATTGTTCCATCATCGGGATCAGCCCTGAAACAAGTAAAGAATTCATTAAGTGGGGCATTGGTGTATTGATTCAAAATATCCCAAGCCTTAACCTGATTCCAATATTCCGGAGCTAAAATTGCCCTTCCTGCACATGGAGTGGTCGTATAGAAAAATCCATCCACGTTTTGGCCCATCTTAGGATTTAATCCGATCTTAGGAGAAATATTTGAATTAGTTTGCGTATAGGCTTGCAACCCAAACCAGTAATTATAAATATCGGCGGCAACAGTGACTTGAGGAATAGCCATCAATTTGCCGATGATGCTGGGCATAAAAAATTTATCATTCGGACTTTGATATTGTGAGCCGGTTATGGTAGCGCTGGCATTTTTTGGATAGCCTTCGCCGATGAAACTACTTATCAAGATCCTTATTAGGTCCTGCAAGCTTTGATTTTTATTGGCACTCACTAGTTCTTGCCATGTTGTGCTTATTTGACCAGCAAAAATAGGGAGATCTGGACTTTGAAGGGCAACTGATGGATCAAAGTACAACATATTGTTAAATTCGGTAAAGGCATATCCTGTAATTTTAAAAACAGTGCCTTTTTTACCGGTCGCTTGATCGATCACTGCGGTAATTCTTCTTACAGATTGTATCTTAAAGATACCCTTAAACCCATCATTAAATCCATTTATGTGACCTGGGGTATTTGAATTCGCTCTGCTGTATATGCTATCGGCCTGGGTTTGCCAGTTGACCATATTGACCAAAACGAAATCTCCTGGTGCTACCGCCGTAAGATAATTTACGTCCGTCTGTAACAGGGTAGCTTCCATGGACGGCGTGAAGGAATTCTTATTGCATGTTACGGATACTCCTATGCAATCATTGATAACAACGAGAGGGTCGAGCGTATCTTTTAGTGCGCTTAGGGCGTTAAGGTTTTGATTAGGACTGGTATTTATAGCATCGTCGATTCTATAGGTATCTCTGTACTTCCAGCGAATAAAAGTCAAAACCCACGAAGGACTCACAACGTGGACGAGATTATTCTCTCCTGTACCGGAACCTGAAGGGTTGACGTAATAAGTGTAGGCTTTAGAATCAGACATACATCAACTAATTTCCTTGTTTCTGCTTATTGGATCCTGACATGGACTTCACGGCTTCATACAAATCTTCGACTCTATGCCCACGCGTTCCGGTACCCTGATCCGAACCAAACGAGCTGTTTTCCTTTGCCCTACCGACTGGAGCTTCTGCTCCCAATTTATTGGCGGCTTTCATGGCATCGGCAGCAAATTTATTTATACTCTCACTAAGTGTTTCTAAAGAAATCTGAGCATTTTTAGACGATGCCTGTATCGCAGTATCTCCAGCCCTACCCGTCTCTTTGCCCGCCATTTTCTTTTCAGATTCGGTCATTAATTTTTGTATTTCGGCATCTCTTTGTGGAGATGGTTGTTGATTCACTAGATTAGCAAAAGCTTTCTGTTCTGGAGCGCCAAGTCCAGGGACTAGGGTGCTTATCATTCCTCTTTCGCCCATACCACTACGACCGCCTAGAGCGGTTTTAATATTGCTTACCTGCCTATCTCTTAGTTTTTTAGATAATTGGGATCCAGTCAGACCCATTTTCTGGGCAGACTCAATAAAATCGGGATCTGTTTCGTCAATCTCATTAGGTTTTAATTTCAAGAGAGCTTGAAGTTCTGCAGGATCTTTTATTTTTCTTAAATCTTTATCTTGCATAGCTGAAGCTACGTTTATTCCACCTAGATATCCTGATGTAGCGGTGCTGGCCGTCTGAAATGCTTCGAACGCCGTTTTTCCAGCCTCTATATTCCTAGAGGTCGGTGCGCCACTTATTGTAGATCTAATCATGTCCGCAATTTTGTCTGCTGCATCGACTGAAGTAGATCCACCTCTATAGACTTGTTCGGTAACAGATTGCATGTACTTTCTGTTTTCTTCAGCATATTTAGAGGTATCGAATCCACGAGCAAAAATGTCTATTAAAGATTTCTTACTAGTTTCAGGTATACTTTGAGTGCCACTCAATTGTCCTAAAAGTTGTTGGGAGTTTGTTAGATCTAATCCTCGTTCTGCTTGTAACGCAGTTCCCGATTGTCGCGCCATGGCCGAAGAGCCACCAGCACCTATTATACCTGCAGATGCATTAGTTACCATGTCATCTGTGAAGCCTAAATTCATATTACGTTGTAAATAGCCACCTTTGCCGAGATAGTCTGAGTCTTTTAGTCCTAAGGTTCTCTCCATGCCTATGTCTCTACCGGCAGTAGCTTTCATTCTTTCGATGGCATCTTTTTTATACGGACTCATTTCTTGCAATGAAGCCAACATCGTAGTGAAATCTGAGGCTTCTTGTTGTGATCTATAAGCGGCATATTTTGAAGGATCTAGTATTCCTTTGTTAATGGCAGAACCTGCCATTCCCAACCCACCAACAATAGCGGCTCCTCCGGCCAAACTTAATCCTCCGGTAGCTAGAGCGGATCCGGCAACAACCGCAGCTGTCGTAACGCCACCAACCAATTTAAGTATGTCGCCTGCGGTGCCCCAAGCTTTAGACGATGCGGCTTGATCTTGAGCTTTCTGTCTGGTATCTCCATACATGCCCTGATATGTATACTCGCCGCTTCTTGCCTCTCCTAATTGTCGGCCCGTAGTCATAGAAATAGCAGAAGCTTGCATTCTGGCCATATCGATAGGTCTTCTGCCTACGTAATCTGCGGCCATACCTAGACCACCTAATACTCCTCCGATGGTAGTACCGGCCATGCCGATCTTCTCTACTGAATTCATATCGGCCCAGGCTTTTTTTAATCCGGCCATACCCCCAGATTTAAATCCGCTTTCCATAGTAGAGAATAGCTCTTTATATCCTCTAACCTCAGATGCCATTGCCTTATCGCTTAATATTACCGATGCTTTTTTCTCATTATTGATGGCTTTTTCTGTTTGTAATCTTTTTTCTGCCAATACGGAAGTGTCTCCCCCCGTTTTGGCAATCCTAGATTCTAATTGCAATATTCTAGCTAATGTGCTTTCTTTTTGAGCCAAAATTCTATTCGAAGCCTCTGCCGCAATTTTATCGTTCGTTGCTTGTTGAGCTTTGGTGTGTGCTTGTTGATACTCTCTATGGCCTGGAGTAGCGGGCGCACCTCTCGCACCTGTGGGCATAAGGTTCAGCTTGTCGGCATCTGACTGAATCTTTTTGATGAGATTAGTGAAGGCTTTTTCTAGGTCAGCCGTATCGGCACCAATTTTAAGTTTTACTTCGCCGCCAGCCATTTAAAATACCTCAGAACGATTATAGAGAGCCCTATAAGATAAGATTGACGGTTAGCTCTAGCCCTATATATCACTTAAAATTGAGTATTGACAGAATATATAGATGATGGTACTATGAATCATGGCAAATCGATCCAAAAAGAAAAAAGTAGCGAAGAAAAAACAACCCCCCAAGGAAATCTCTAATGAAATCTGGCACTTACAGAATCTTTTAACTTTAACCTTGAGGGCTATGGATGGTAGGTCTGAGGAATTAGATGCTTTTTTTAAGAATCAGGCTCAAAAAATCGCCGCCAGAATAAACAAATCGGAAGGAAAACAATGACTTACCTTAAATCATACTTTTCAGCCGTATTCGAGGTGGCAAAGATGTTCGGGCTTATCCACCTATGTGCCTCTTCCCTCATGGGCGTACCCGCAGCAGTAGCCATTAATCTCTGGATCCTAGTTATAGCCCTGGCGGGACCTCTTGCCCTGTTAATCGAGAAGAAAAATGTTAAATAAGCTCACGATATGTCTAATGTTACTCATTGGATCTGTTGCGTATGC